AGTATTGACAGCAGCACTCAACGACGGAGCTGTAACAGCAGGAAAACTCGGTGCTTCTTCCGTAGAATCTGCAAAACTCGCAGACGGAGCAGTGTTAACAGCTAAGATTGCAGACGATGCCGTAACATCTGCACAAATTGCTTCTCTTGCCGTAACAACAGCAAAGATCGCAGACTCAGGAATCACAGCAGCTAAACTTGCAAGCAATGCAGTAGAGACAGCAAAGATCAACGATGCAGCAATCACAACTGCAAAGCTAGGAGCCAATGCAGTTAACTCTAGCAAGATGGACTTGACAGCAACTTATGATTTTTCTTCTGGTGGTATTCAAGTAGGAACTCCAAGTAACTCAAACGATGCAGCGAATAAGAGCTATGTCGATTCTGTTGCTGCCGGATTGTCTGTCAAGGAAAATGTACGAGTTGCATCAGAGAGCAATGTCGATATTTCTTCTGCTCCTGCAAGCATTGACGGAGTAAATTTATCCAATGGCAACCGTGTTCTTTTATTCGGTCAAACAGATCAAGACGAGAACGGTGTTTATGCTTTCGCAGGAGCCAGCAGTGCAATGGCTCGTACCTCAGACATGGATGCAGGTGCAGACTTTCCGGGCGCATTCCTCTTTGCTCTTGAAGGTAACACTTTTGATAATCAAGGCTTTGTTTGTATCAATGATTCAGCTCCTACTCTTGGAGTAACAAATATCCAGTTCCAAAGGTTTACTGGTCTTGGTTCTGTGTCTGTCTCTGGTGGATTGCAAAAGCAGGGAGATACAATCTCAATCGCAGACGGAGGAGTCTCTACAGCAAAACTTGCTGATGGTTCCGTAACATCTGCAAAGATTGTAGACGCAAACGTAACAACAGCAAAGATCGCAGACAGTGCAATCTCAAATGCAAAGATGGCTGACGATTCTGTTGGAGCTGCTGAGTTGATTGACGGTTCTGTTGGATCTGCTGCACTTGCTTCTTCATCTGTCATCGAAGCAAAGATTGCTGATAATGCTGTAGCCACAGCAAAGATCGCAGACGGAGCAGTCACAACAGCAAAGATCGCAGCAACTGCAATCGATTCTGGAAAACTTGCAGACGATGCCGTCACAAATGCAAAGTTGGCCGATAATGCTGCTGACACTGCTCAAATTGCTGATGCTGCTGTATCTTCCGCAAAGATGGCAGACTCTGCCGTAACATCTGGAAAGATCGCATCTGCTGCCGTCACATCTGCAAAGATTGCCTCGGGTGCTGTTGGTACAACCGCCCTTGCAGACTCTGGTGTAACATCTTTAAAACTTGCCTCTTCTTCTGTTACTGCCGCAAAGTTAGGAATAACTTTTGTGCAACAAGCATATCAAATCTCTGGTGGATCAACAACAACTCTCGATCTATCTCAGACTCTTCCAAGTAATGCAATTAATTCTGTGCTTGTTTTCAAAAATGGTCTATCTCTTCGGAATATGACTGCACTCGGAGACACTGCAGCAGATGAGGATGAATTCTCAGTATCTGCAAATGGAGGATCTGGTGGAGTTGCTCGTTTGACTTTCGGATCAGCTTTGTCTAATGCTGACGGAATCGTTGTGTGGTTCTTCCATTAATTAAATACTTTCGTACTGTGTAGCCCGGCCCAATGTGGTCGGGCTTTTTTTATGCTATAAAAAGTTATACACAAGTTATCCACAGCCTATGAATAACTTTATACACAAGTTATACACAGGCTATGAATAACTTTTTCAAAGGGTGAATCATGGCAAAAGCGAAGATACAAAAGAAGTATACAAGAGGACTCGGAGAGAGCACAGCAGACAGACGCAAAGCCGAGTTTAGAAAACGCATCGAAGGGAAGAGGAGCGGAGCTGCGCGATTTAAACCTGTAGCCGGAGACACGAAAAAGACAAAGCCGAGCAAGTATACTCTTAGCGCAAAGAAGCTCCGAGAAGAAGTCCGAGAAGCAACGAGCAAGATGAAAAGCGGAGGACAGCAAGAGAGATTTATTAAAGGAGTCGCAAAGGTAACAGGAATCTCCAAAGGGATTATTGATCAGGTTTATAAGAGGGGTCTTGCGGCTTGGGCAGTTGGTCATCGTCCGGGGGCGACCCAGTCACAGTGGGCGCGTGCTCGGGTCTATTCATTTCTGCAAAAAGGGGGAGCTGTGACAAAGGGACCAGATCAGGAGCTTTATGATCAGGCAAAAAAGCAGCTGCAGAAGAAGAGCTCTGGATTCCGTCTTCGTTAAGACGCTCGCATGCAGCCAATGCTCGAAGATACTCTCCTTTGCTCATTCCTCTTCTTTTTTTGGGAGTAAAAACAAATTGTCCATTAATATATTTAGCAAAAATATCTATCATTGTTGCAGAGTCCTTTTTTATGCTATACTAGGATTGATAATACAGCAGGGTACGGTCGCTCCGGTAACAGCAGAGAAGCCCAAAGCACTCTCACTATAACCCCAATGAACGGAGGCCGCTATGGCTACTTCTAAACCGATTACGTTTGACAACGTTTCTGCTTCTGGTGGACTTGTTGGAAATTTACGACTTGCAGCAATGATCTCCCAAGAGATTAACCTTCTTTTGAAAGATACTTCAAACCTACGAAATACTCCTCTTCTCAGCTATCAAGGCAGCATTAACGGAAGTGGATCCGATACTGTACGCGTACGTCTTGCAGGACTTGATGGATTCGACAGCATGGCTGCTGCGACATCAGAAAATCATGATCACTCCGCAGACACAACAGCACTCACAATCCAGTCTGCTGATCTTGTTGCTGCTCGTCAATACATCATCTATGAGATCGATGATCTTGCTTCAATGACTGGATTCGGTGGTTCTGACATCGATCCTTTTCGTCTTGCTCAAAGCATTGCAGGAAGTTACGAGACACGTTTTGCAGAGCTAACCGGAGAAGCTGCTGCTTCTTTGACTACTACCAAAGGCTCAAACACTACTACATTGTCAGTCGATGATTTCTTTGATGCGATCTTTGCTCTTGAGCAGGCTTCTTCTGGTGCTGGTGCTCCTGGACCATACGCGGCCGTTTTAGATGCAAAGGCACTAACCGAGCTTCAAGACTCTCTTCGTAATGAGACCGGAAACGCAATTAGCCGAATGCAGTCCTCTATGGACATGTTGCAAGCCAAAGGCGAAAACTTTGCAGGTAATCTTTTTGGTGTAGACGTATATCGTAGCAAGCACGTAAAAGAGAACGGATCCGCCGGATTCGACAACTATATGATCGCTCCTGGTTGTATCGGATATGTCGATGGTATTCCTGCAGGTGTTCGAGGTTCTGCCGATCTCATGTCTATGGGTAAGGTTGTTTGCGAATTCGATCGTCGCCCAATGAGCGCAAGTACCTTCATCGTAGGTCATGCGTATCTTGGACTTGGCCTGATCAATGCTGACAAAGGCGTCAAGCTGCTGTCAAAACGATAGACTTGTTTTGTTGGGGGGCTTCAGAGTTTTAATTCTGTAGTCTCCAAGCTCTGCAAGTCTCCCAACTCTTTTCTTTATTGGAGACTACAATGGACTACACAAATTTTTCGCAACCTTGGGAGCAAAAGACGCAGACACAGACGCGTATCCCAAAAAAGGCAAACAGTCGATTTCTGTTTGCACACAATCCCGAGAATTGGGAGATCATAGTGTTCGATACATACACGACAAATACAGAAGGAAAGAAGAAGAAAGAGAAGATCCCTTTGCTTCTTCCTGTCTTGTCCAGTATACCGGAGACTCCAGGAGTCAACGGAACAAGAGCAATCGGAGGACGGATTGATTCTTCTATTATGAGAACGAATCTCCAAGATCAAGGATGGACTCTTCTTGATCCAGTCAAGCATGATTACATGCGAGTATATCCTGCGCACAAAGGCAACTATCATACATCAAAATGGATACGTATTGAGAAGGTAGGACGAAGAGTGATAGAACACTTCGATCAAGATTCTTTTAATCAATGGAGACTTTCTCTCATGAGAGACGGAGTCATTGATGCTCCTCATCCGCAGATTGCAGCTCTGAGACTCATCGGAATGAATCGAGCAATGAGCAGGCTAGAAAGAGATCAACATATTCCGGAAGTATCCAACAGACTCAAGTCAAAGCAAGAAGAGCTTCGATTGACAAAGAAAGCAATCAAGCGAGTCGAAGATCTTGGAGCAGGAGCATACAATGTCCGATAGCAACAAGAGAGCAGCGATTGATCGCATGGCTCAGAAGGTAGCAAAGCAATCTAACATCTCACATACAGACGCTCGGAGGATGGTCGTGAAACACTTGACCCGAGCAGAAAACAAGAACAGGAGCTAATCATGTCATTTTCAGACAAAGCAGAATTCAAAATTCCTCGTCACATCGTGCAGCCTGGATCAGTCAATCCAGAGACAATCACAGTCAACAAGGCTTTGACATATAAAGACGCACAATATCAACTCCTACGAAACAATACAGGATCTCTTGATTGTATTCTTCCTGCGTACAAAGACGGAGCTTCTTTTTGGGTCAAGAATAGAGCATCCTCAACTCATAACATCGTAGTCAAAGACATAGACGGAAACACAATTGCAACTCTTGCAGCAGGTCAAGGCGTGCTCTGTGTATCAAATGTTTCTGCCTGGTGGGATGTAATAAAAGGATAATAATCGATGTCATCGTCTACTCCATATGCAGCACAAATACGAGCAATCGAACTTCTGGAAAGAGGGAAAGCACAGACTTCTGAGCTTCGACTCTATCGAGATGGTTTGCAGCTCGTACCAACTGCCGCAACATATACTCTAATCAAGCCGACAGGATCCGATCTTCTATCTGGAAAAACTGCTTCTATTGCTGTGAGTGGGACTGTGTCTTATGCACATACAGCAGAGCAACTTGCAGACTCTGAGAATCTTGGAGAGGGATATGTGCAGGAGTGGACAGTCACGATTGCAGGAGAAGTCTTTCTCTTTCGTCGTATGGCTGCACTGGTCAGACGCAGACTCTATCCTGTCGTATCTGACATTGATCTGACGGCTACATATTCCGATCTAGAAAACATACGTCCGTCTACACTGACAAGCTATCAACAATATATCGATGATGCTTGGTATCAAATCTTGCGACGAATAAGAAATAGAGGAATGGGATATGAATACTTGATGATGAGCGCAGAGTCCTTTTTTGAGTCTCATCGTCATCTGTCTTTGTATCTCATCTTCCGAGACTTTCATTCTTCTCTCGGTCAATCTAACGGTCGGTACTTGGATCTTGCAAATGAGCATTACAAGCTATACAGAGACGATTTTGACTCTATAAACTTCATTTATGATGAAAACCATGATGGAGAAGCAGACGATCCCAACAAGCGCACAAGAGGACAGCCGACAATCTTCTTGAATCGTCCGGGTGAATACTACAGACGGAGAAGATACTGATGTCTGTATCCGTCAAAGAAGTACAAAGAGCACTCGCTATCAAGATCGGAGACTTGACAGGATTCCGAGAGGTTAGACAGCTGCCGGAGCTATTCGGCAGAACACAGAATACTCTCGCGCATCTTGGCTTCTCCGTCGAAGTCTCAAGCAGTCAGCAAGCAAACGAGAGACAAAGGATTGCAGTCGGCTTATATGTCGATACAACTGTCAAAGTCAAGTTGGCATATCGTCTCCGTCCTCATGATCTTGTGCTAGACTATGGAAATGCACTAGACAAAGAGGAAAAAGTGATCCAAGCAGTTATGCAGCGTAACTTTGCAACAGGAATAGAAGTCAGGTTTCTCCGGGCTTCTCGTCGGACTCCAGACTCACAAGAATACTTAATTTCAGAAATAGAGCTTCAAGCTCTGCACACAATCGAACTAACATAACAGGAGCATACAATGGCATACTCTACCCTACCCAAGACACGCAGAGACGGAGTCATAACACTCAAAGACGCAACAGGAACACCAGTGACTCTTCCAATAGCATACGAAGAAGGGAATCTCACTTTTGACACTCCCAAGGCTGCGCAGACTGTTATCCGCGACAGAGGAACAATCAGCACAGTACGCAAGGGAGACGATGAGCCTGCGGCCAGTGGATCATTCTCTGCATTCTTTCGTCAGTTTACCGATGGATCAGAGCTCGGATCAATCCTTGACTTTGTAAACAAGACAGGAGCATATGCAGCAAACGTCTCTACAGGTACAGCAGGAACTCCGTTTGTAGAGTTTTATTGTGTCGATATAGAGTATCAAGTAGACGCACAATCTCTCGGAGACGATACAACACACACAGCAACTCTTGCAGCCTGCGTAGTCACGGTTTCTTTTACAGAGGGAGATCCATCTAGCTTCACACTGAATTTCACATGCTATCAAGGCGTGACATACAGCTAAATAAAAACGGAGACTACAATGAAAATCAACATCAAAAAGCTCGGGGGAGAGATTGATCTCTCTTCTCCGAGTTTGGCAACTTGTTTTGAGTTTGTATCGTTATGGTCTGCTGAGTCAGACAATGCAATGCTCGCTCGACTTTGTGCCGGATCAATCGGAGTCTGTATTGATCACACTTCTCGACTACCCAAATATCGCCCGGTTAAGCATCGTGCTTCTGACTTTGGTCATATGTGCCTTGATCGTCTACTCGGACAGGGAGTGACGGCATCCGTAATCTATGAAGAAGGGATCAAATGCCTCTCCTTCATGAGTACGAAGATCCCGACAGAGCAAGAGGTCGACGAAAGAGCAAATTTTTTCTCTACTCCCGAGCAGGACATCTCGACAGATTAGCTCTTCGATTATGCCGATTCTGGGGCCAGTCTCCGGGATGGTTTACAAGTCTACCTCCACAGACACAGACAGACTTGATTGCAGATTATATCTTGGAGCATGAGTCACAAAAAGACAGAGACGAAAGAAAAAACAAGTATAATGTACAGCAAGCAAGAAGACTCAAGGAGCGCATGAAATGAGCAAGGTATTCTACAAACACGGGAATGCTGCCGTCGGAGTCTCTGATGAGTTGGAGAGACTTGTCAATCAGCTCCTTGATGCGAATCCAATAATCAAGCGTACAATGCAGGATGCAGTCGAAGAGATATATCAAGAAGCATATAGAGACTGGCCTGTCAGAGTCGAACCTCCAAAGAGTGAGAGATCGCTCATGATGTCGGAAGTCTCCAGACTCAAGAGAGAAGGAAGAAGCGGCTCTCAAGCATATGCAATTGCGAAGAGCATGGAGGATAGAGGCAAGTTTGTTCCGGGAGACGCTTCAGAAGCGAAGATCTCAGACAAGAGTCAAGACTCAAAGAATAAGCTAGAGAGAGGGATCATGATAGATGGTCCTGATCTGGTTGCTTTCGTTCGCAACAATGCTCCTTATGCTTGGGCTATACAGACGGGACGATATACACTCAATGATCTTGCATATGGGACAAGGACAAGCAATGAACTTCTTTGGAGTCCAATGCGCAAAGCAGGAGATCGTCTTGTCGATGTACTTGCAGACGATCTAATTAATCAAGCAAAGAAGGGATAGAATCATGGCTGACGTGAATAAGAGCGTAGAAATAACACTGCGCGCAAATCTCAAACAACTCGAATCGTCACTAAAAGACATACCTAATATGACTAAGAAGGAGGCCGTCGCGATGACGCGCGCATTGTCTTCTGAATTCAACAAGGCACAGAAAGCCGCAAAGAAAGCAGCCCAGGAAAGCAAGAAGGCAGCAAAGGCGACAAGCGCAGCATACGAGCAAAGTGGGAAGAAAGTCGGAGCATCGTTTGATAAGGTAGCACAAGAAGCGAAAGCATCAGCACACGAAATAAAGGTTAGCTTTGAGGATGCAGCAACAGGATCGAATCAACTTGCAGAAGGAGCGGAGACTCTTGGGACATCGATGGGAGCAGCAGATCTTGCAGTCAGTCGATTATTTCCGAATCTGGATTCAGGAGCAAAGAAAGCTCTGGAGATGGCAGACGGACTTGCAACGGCAGCAGAGCAAGCAATCAAAGGAGGTCCCGCGACAATGGCACTAACTGCCGCAGTCGTCGCAGGGACAGCAGCATACAATCTATATACACGATCAACACAACTGGCAGCAGCACAACAGAAGAGACTCGCGGAGGCACAGAAAGAAGCCAATGCCAAACTTGACGAGCAATTCTCTATTGTGCAAGGAATCACGGGAGATTTCAAAGATGCGAATAGAGAGTATCAACTTCTCACGGGACAGATCACGCAGCTTGAGTTTGATCTCGGATCGGCTCGGGATCGATCGACAGAAAAGACTCGGCAAGAGTTGGAGATCCAAGAGAAGAGAATCAAAGAACAAGAGAGACTTGTAACGATACTAGAAAAAGCAGAGAAAGGAACGTCAAGACTGACAGCAAAAGAGAGAGAGTTGCTCAATACAGCAATGTCTATCAGTGACAATGCACTCGTCAAGCAAGGTATTGATGCAGAAGGAGTCACAGCTGCACAAGCTCTTGTCAAGTTTAGAGGAGAGCTTCTTGGCAGACTCCAGAAGGAGAGAGACTTTGCAAATGCAATTGTCAATCGAAGAGAGCAGACATTGCAGGCAGAAGAGAGACTCATCGAAGCAAAAGCAGAATACAACAAAGAATCAGAAGCAGAAGAAGACAGACTTGAAAAGCTCGCAGAGATGGACGAAAGAAGAGAGAAGGCTCTTGCAAGGATGCAGCAGATCCAAGCAGTAGGACAATCTCTTGCAGACAAAAGACTTGCAGCAGAGGACAGAGCCAGACAAATCATTTTTAATACTCTTGATCCTATAGAGAAAGTGATCGGTTTGAATTCAGAGAGATTATTGCAAAATGAACGATTGCAAAAATCAATACAGCAAGAGATAGAGTCAGCTGAAAAATTAGCAAAGACAGACGCAGACAGACAAGCAGCTGCGCAAGTGCGCATCGAAGGAGAGCAGGCGATCGCTTCTTTGATAATGGAGAGACACGCAATAGAAAAAGAAGGAGAGCTAGAAGTCGCAAATCTAAAAGACGAGCTTGCAGAGAAAGAGAAGCAAAAGCAAAAAGAGATCTCAGACGAAAGGAAGAAAGATCTCGAAGATACAATTAAGAGTATGGAGCTGATGCAACAAGGGACAATCGGGACTTTTGCAAATACTATACAGACAATGACAACCATCGCAGAGGCGGCAGGCAATAAGAACAAGTCAATCATTAAGGCTCTCTTTGTTGCTCAACGAGTCGCAGCAGTCGGAGAGGTTGTATTTAATACAGCAAAAGCGATCACAGCAGCGCAGGCGTATCCTCCTCCCTTCAATGGACTCATGATAGCCAGTGCAACCGCAGCAGGAGCGGCACAAATGGCGAGCATTTTCGCACAGCAAGCTCCAACTTTTCACATGGGAGGAATGACTCCAGACGAGAGTATTGCTGTAGTCAAAGCAGGAGAAGCAGTGCTTGATCGATCAACCGTCGACAGACTCGGAGGAGAGCCAGGAGTCAACCGATTGCAAAATGGACAAAATGGATCTGCTGAGGTTATAGTCATGAATCCATACAAACACTTTGACCGATTTATGACAGACAGACAAAGAGGAGGATTATCTTCTCGCTCTGCACGTAGGGGATACTAATGGCAAACGTTACAGCAACATACTTGAGAGGCTTTCTTGTACCTCTTGCTCTTGGCTCTGATAATGTATGGGATGCTCAGAGCACATTCTCAACAGCAGACGAGAGAGCAGGAGATCCAGTACCACAACAAAATAGCGCAATGCAGCTAATCGCAAAGGGAAGACAAAGCGGAGCGTCTGATCTGACGGTAAAAACACAGAGTCCGGGCTTTGCAGGATATGGAGCCGGCTTTGTTTGGACGGACAATCAAACAAGCATCACATACGGACGAGATCCACAAAATAGTCTTTCCAGATTTCAGAATCTGCAATTCTCTTCTTTGTCATCAACACAGTACAAATCTCCTTCTGCTCTTGATACTGGAGACGGAGACTTGCTTGTCTCATACTTTAAAGACACGACAGCAGCGCATCAAATCATCGTCGATACTTGGGTACAAGATGACTCGAAGACAAGCGCAACTGTATATAGTGAGAGCGCAACAATAACAGGATACAGACTATTAACAGATATGTGCATTCTTCCCGATGGATCTTATCTTCTTGCACACATTGCAGGATCTTCGAGCTTTGTCAATGTCAAAACGCACGTATCAGAAGACGGAGCAACATGGACACAAAGATCAGACAAAGCATTACAGGACGAGATAGAGATCGGAGTCACAGCAGGAGCAACACACGATCCAAAGAGAATCCGCATTGCACAAGCGAACGGAGTTATCCTTCTCTTGATAGAAACAGTCTGGAATGACTCAGGAGCAACAAAAAGAAACCGTGTGATCCAATATGCAAGCACGGATCTCGGGGCGACATTCCGAAAAATCACAACGAATACAGAGATTGACGATCATTCTTTTCACAGCATCGATCTCTATGCAGACAAAGGACTATTCAGATTCTCGTACTATGGAGACAAGAGTCCTAATTATATGACGCTGCCTTCTGCATTTACTAGTGTTCACTCTATGCGCACAGCAGGAGCATTTATTGTTGTAGACTCTTCGATCTCCTGCAATGGTACAAACGACTACATGACAGACGGAGAGCTGTCAACATGGACAGATGAGGGAGCAAGTCATCATGTAATCGCGAGAGCATCTTCTATCGGTGCAGCAGACTTTCGAATCTATTGGAGTCAAGATGCTATTGAATGGAGGAAAATGGGAGAGGATATCAACGGAGCAGGACGAGCACTCAGAACCGGAGACTCCAACAGTCAGATCGAAAGAATCAAGGCTTTGTCTTGGACTGGTAAGACGGTTATTGTTGCTGAGTCAGACAGCACAGCAAACAATTATAGTATATGCATGCTCTCGTTTGGAGGATACTCGTCTGTGACTCTTCCCCCGGCAGCAAGAGACAATGCAGCAATTGCAGAATGGAATCGTCTTGCATATGGATATAACTATCCTGCCGTGGACATCTTCTCCAACTTTACAAACGTTTCAAAGACAGCTATCTCAGGAGGAGAGGCTCTTTCTTCGTTTGGAGTAGAGAACTCGAATAATGAGTTTTGGACTACAAATCCAACAACGTCAGGAATACCGACAGCAGACATCATTGACAAAGGATTGATCGTCAGTGCAAGAATTCAAAGAATGGACGGAGGGAACAACACGACAAACAACAGAGGAATACTTCTCAAGATTGACAATGGATCAAACGACTTTGAGATTGAAGTCCGAGTCTCACAGACGGAGATCAAAGTCCGAGACGTGAATGCATCTGCAGATGTTATCACAGTCGGCTCTTTGTCTCTCAATACAGTCGATCTCTTGATTGGATTGTCACGTACAACTGTCACAGTCTATTATCGTGACATAGACGCAGAGAGCAATCGGAGATCATGGATTGACGCAGGGACATTTAGCAGTCTTGCAGACGGAGGAGGATCGTCTGCTCTGCATCGGATAAGGTGGGGACATCTTGCATATTCTGGAGTCGGAACATTGGATACAACTTGGTCCAGTATCTCCATTGCACAAGGATTCCAAATATCAGAGCAGATCCACACATTCACAAATCCCGATGATCTTATGTTCCGTGCATATCCAACAGTAGAAAGATTCGCATGGATTGCAGACAATGTATTGATAACCACAGCAAACGGTCAGACATTTCTCGGAGATCAATACAAGATCACACCAGACTCGGACTTCTCAATCAACAATGTATTCTACTCATCAAGTCCAACTCCGAGAGTCACATGGAAAAGTACAGCCGTGACTTCTGGCAACGTTCCCGAGAACTTCATTGCTCTCAAGTTGGACTCCGACACTAGTGTGCATGTCAACGAATCTCTACCCAATGACATTCTCGGAGTACATCTTGCAGGATACAACTTTGTGCAAGGGAAAATTGAATACTACAGCTCTGGATCTTGGACTGTGCTCGATACATTTAATGCAGCGATAGAGAGCAAGTGTGCTGCAGACGGACGAACAATCCGAGGACATTCGAGCGCATCGAATCAACCATATTTTAAATATAACGAGTGTGCAGGATGGAGAGTCAAGATCCAAGTCGGAGCGGAGGACTTTACTTGGCGCACAGTGATCAGCAACTCAGAAGGCAAATTCGGAGGGACTCCGACAGGAACAAAGCAAGCCGTCCTTCTTCTTGACTCAGCTGTCAGCATACCAGGGACAAGTGCAGAAATATATCTTGTTCCGAATAGTATGACATTGCTCATTAATCTCAACGGAATAAAAGTCGAGGCTATCGGATTGCGCATTCCTGCACAGACTACGCTAGAGAAAGATTTCAGACTCGGACTCTTGCATGTTGGTTCTGTAGTCGTACCGGGCAAGCAGTATCAAAGAGGACGCACAATCACAATAACGTCAGGGACTGAAACAACAGAGACACAGTCAGGAGTGATCTATGCTCGTAACTATCGTCCTTCTCGTCGATTGTTCCGTCTTGCATGGACAGAAGGGATTGACATCTCCGAGATACAAGGTGATAATCCTGATCCTGATTATTGGATCGCAGACGCATCATCAGGACAGCCAATAGCAATAGCAAACGACGTTCCTGATCTTCTGCAAGGATTGCTCGATTATCTGCAAGGAGAGAAGACTCCGATCGTCTATCTGCCTTTGATTTCAAAGAGCACAAGTCCAAGAGAGCTACACAGAGAAAACGAGCAGGCTCTTGTCATGCTTGTCGGAGATGTGCAAGTCGAGAACGTGCTTGGAGACGAACTTGTTACAGACGGAGGAGAGCTCATGAGATGCGCAACGATTACCCTCCAGGAGATAGTATAATGCGCGTGTATCCTGTGACAGACTTTCTTGAGACGGAGATCTGCTTCCTTGCGGAGGTCGATCTCAAAGGGACAATATATAGATTTTCTTCTTTCCCTGTAGAGATTGCTTTGTCTTCTGGTGGCGTTGTATTCTTTCCGGGTCTTCTTGGAGATCCTAGTTTCACACAAGAGCTGCAAGAGATCGGACAGATAAAACTATCGACAAATAGCATATCAATGTCGCTCGTCTTTCCGTTCAACGTGGCAGAGCGTCAAATGCTTGGAAATGGTATAGAGAATGCAGTGATGACTCTGTCGTATATCACAATCAAGAGAGGAGTTGTACAGCAGACACATGAGGAGATTGTCGACTTCTTCCGAGGAGTGATCCGTGATCCTGTATACGGACATCCCAATGTAGAACAGGGATATGTAGAGTTTTCAGTAGAGAATGAAATATATGTCAATGATACAAGCTTACTAAGAGCAATCAACGGAGACTTGATTAGCTTCGATCATTTTCCTTTTACGACAGGACATTTTCAAGGAGCAGGAGACATTCTTGATATAGAATCTGATTGGATTGGGAGTCTTGTTAAATTTTCACTTGGCAAAAATATTCCTGCTGTTATTGGATCTCCGGGTAGGACTATTTTGATCAACGGTCAAGCGCTTGATTATCCGGGATCTCCTGGATACAGAGTCGGATCTCTTGTCAATATTGGCAATCCTACATTGTTCTTTCTTTTGATAGCTGGTCATTATTGTTTAGCTAATACAGTAACATTACAAGATAATGACGGGAATTTAGTATCATCAAAGGCAGTATTTAATAGTACAGGAGCAAGTGGACAGATTTTTGCATATGCAATCTTTGATCAAAATGAATTGTCATTCAGTAACCTACCAGAGGGACAAAAGTTTGAATATTATGTTCGTTGGACAGACGGAGGAGGAGCAATCAGTCCATATACGGGAGAAGAACTTTCAAAGGCCGGAGACTTTCTTCTTTGGTGCTTGGAGTCTTTGAAGATAGACTTTGATCGTCAAGCATTCGAAGCCGTCAGGCCTATACTAAATGAATATATTTTTGCAGGTTATATCAATGATCCGGGTATTAAAATATATGAGTTTGCACAAAAATACATAATTCCTTTTCTCCCTGTCACACTCAGCACAGGAGCATCAGGAGTCTATCCGATTATTGATCATCGAAATACAGAGAGATTCTCTTCTCCGAGAGCATCGATCACAACGAGTCCAGTCTTTGAGAGAATCTCTCCTGTGACTCCAAGACAGAGCGAGATTATTAATGATCTGGTTGTAAAATATGCAAGTGGATTCGAGTCTACAACAAAATTTAACGTTAATGTCTTGGGTGGTAATTTTGGAGCATATGAGTCTGTAGGGGGTTCTGAGTTTAAAGGGACCATATACATCAAAGCCAAACGTCAAACAGGAATAGAGACTCCATATGAGATCATATCTCCCTACTGTATCTTATCTCAGCAGATATACGGAGTGCAGAGCTCCACAATCGAAATCGATTATGTACACGACAGAGACACAGCAATAAAAATCGGACTGGACATCATCAGACGCAAGTCTCTTCCTGAGAAAGTTTGCACATATAGAGCTGCATTCTCTTTCGGATTCTTGTCTGTGGGAGACGTGATTGAGCTAACAGATCCAGACATCGGATTGTCACAAGCAAAAGTGCAGATTGTCGGCAAGACATACGACGGTGCATCATGGTTATATGATATAATGTATCAAGAGAATCCGATTGATAATCAAAGAGTGACACAATGAAATATATTAACTGGGGCCAGAATGAGCCTCCTATATTGAGCAGAGTCCAGAATCTCGGATACAAGATCTTTACGCAAAAAGAATACGACTTGAACATCATCGGAATCCGAAGTCAAGACAGAAGGCCGGGTCTCTTTGATGACGAAATCCGAGTATGCTACAAAGAAGGATTTGACTGGATAGAGGAGCGATACAAAGCAACCACAGATCCAAGTATAGAGCAGCACAGAAATCCAGACAATCCGAAAGGAGTCGCAGTGCTCAAGCCCGGACAATATAGAGGAGTCTACAAGATCGACAAGCACGGAGGGAAGTACTACGCGCTATGTCAACGAGGATCAGAAGTCACGGTCTATCGGGACAATAATCTCAATGAGCGCACAGACTATATCAACGAGGAGAGCGGATACTTCGGGATCAATCTTCACAGAGCACACTCTCACAAGGTTGTACAGTCGACACGGGCATACAGTCACGGATGTCAAGTGATACAAAATCCTGCGGACTTTATGCGCCTAATGGGACTCGCAAGATTGCAAGTCGGTATCGGATACGAATCTTTTACTTATACATTGATAGAGGCTACAGACGAGGAGCTTGATTAATGGATCCGTCAACATATCACGACCTTTGGGTCAACCTAGCTACAAACAGTCCTTTCCTTGGTTGGATGATATACTCGTATGTCACGACACAGAAAGACTTGAAGCAGACGCGCGAAGATTCCAAAACGGAGCTCCGTGAGCTGCGCACAGAAGCAAGAGAAGAAGAAGCCAGAATCCGAGATCGTTTTGAGTCTGTTATCAAAGACTTGAACAAAGACAGAAAGGTACTTGTGGAAGGTTTCTCGGGTCGCATCGATTCTCTGGAGCGAGGACAGAGAAAACTCTTTGCACTCCTGGAGCCGATGAAAGAGCAGATCCAAGAGATCAAGCTCAAAGAAGAACTCAAGAAGCAGCTAGACAAAGAGAGAGCGTAAGAAATAGCGAAATCTCCAGAAGAGACGATCACAGCAAGTAGCTCTGTTTAGCTTGTAATACAGCATATACGTCTGCAATACGTCAATTCTTGCTCTGTGTCCAGAAGACCATCCAAAATAGTCTCGGATTGAATCCATGCTGACAGACTCCAGATTGTGCAGATGCTCAAGAGACAGAGTCACAGTATCAATCATTCTTCTGTCATAGCGTGTTTTGATGCTATTTCGGAAGCATGTCTCCGAGACAAAGTCCTCATCGAATCGTACATTGTGACCAACAAGAATACATCCTGATGTCAGCTGCGCAACTCGAGACATAACTTGATCAACATCTGGAGCATCAGACCATTCTTTTTCATTGTATCCATTGATTAACAATGCTTTTGGCTCTGCATATTGGATTCTTTTTGGTTTGATCTTGCTTGTATAGTTTGTCATGCCGTGAATCGGACAGACTTTGATGATTGATATTTCTATGATCTCATGTAGCTGAGAGTTGAGTCCTGTCGTTTCGACATCAATAAATGCTAATGGCTTTCTCATTATTTTTCTCTTTTTTGTTTACAGGTTGTAACCAGTATGATAACATTAGAAAGTCCACAAAGAAAGGACACAAAAAGGAGACTACAATGAACTACACTACACAACAATTTCAAGATGCTGTTATTGCTTTCGACATGCTCGAAGACTTCCATACAATCGGGACAGAGACAGGAGTCTCTCTTGCGTACAAAGGAGAGATCACAGGAGCATATGACAATCTTTATGAAGCAATGACAGACGCTATTGAGCACTCAGACTTTATCATCAGCAATCAAGAGATACTCAATCAAATGCTCAGTGCAGAGCCAAAGCCAAAGAAGAAGCAGAAGACTCTCTCTCTTCCTAAGCATATCAGTTATTCTCTCGTCGTTCAGCCAGAGCGAAAAATAGTATTGTCTTATTCTGGAGTAAAAGTATCACTTGAAGAAGCAGAGTCAATCATTGACTTTCTCTTCTCTTTGTCAGGCAGCAGATACAGAAAGCCTATGGGACAATGGTTTGATAAAGAAGACATCTATCCAAATATTAAGAAGCTAATCAGCAATGGATCAATAACCAAAATACAAGCTAAATATATCTGTATGAATCATTGTTCAGAATATGTATGGAATACAGAAATCGCAGCATAGGAGACACAATGAAAATACAGATTAGTCCAAAGATGATCGCTCTCATGGTACAGAATGCCAAAACGAGCGAAGAGATCCAAGCAGTACACGATCTCGTCAAAGAGTCAGCTCATCCGTATCAACTCGGATGGATACTGGAGCAGAAGATCAAGAAGATCAGAGAAGAACAACAACAACAGGAGACAAAGAACAATGACTAAAACAATGGTAACAGTTTACTATCCAAATGGAGAATTACAAGTATTTGAAAAAGATGATCCTATGCTTGTTAATGCTTTATTGTATAAATACGCAAAAATAGGTGTCGTTACAGATATACCAATGCAACAACAGGAGACAAAGAAATGATTGATTATGTAAACACCAAAGAGAAGTCCTTTGCAGATTGGCTCTCTCAGACAATGACAGACAATGAACTTAACGCAAGCCAGCTCTCTAGAGCAATCGAAGTTAACCGCAGCACAATCTCGTTGTGGCTATCTGGCAAGAGACTTCCTTCTTGCTCTCTACGTGTTCGACTTGCTGAGTATCTCTCGGGACTAGGTATCGACGCATTCAATCCGATGATCAGAGAAATACTTTGGAGAGTGCATGTCTCAGAATGGAGAGCATCATGAGCCGGAGACAATTTAAGCAGAGTCTACTTCCAACAAAAGCTCCTGAGAAATATACAAAGCTACCAAAGAGAAAAGCGAACAATCGCAGATGCTCGAATCTGCAGAAGTTTCTCCTCAGAATGAAGAAGGACGCAGGATCAAGATACTCCGATCAAGATCTTGCAGACGCATGTGGAGTCAAAATCAAAAGCATTCAGCTCTGGTTTTATGGTCGACCATTCGGAGCACTATCAGGAGAGAGTATTGCAAGATACTTTGCTCCTCTTGTTAATATACGACTTCCGGAGCTAAGAAAGCAAGTCGAAGAAGTCCGACTGCAAGCATGGAGGGATCAATGATTCCGATCGTATCCGATGACATCAAAAAGAAGTCTCTGGACGTTGGCATCATCGACATCAAGCACGAAGATCAGACGATTGCAGGCATACAGTATCGCGTATCGATTGCCGATGTGCTGTCCTCGCGTGATACCGTCTATCGTGTCACGACATACGAGGAGCCGGAAGGACTGAGAGACTTTGCAGTCTGTCTTTGCAAAGGAGCATACTTCAAAGGAATCTGCAAGCATATCTATGCAGTGCTTTGCAGGTCAAGAGGAGAATCGATATGATAGTATACATCGAGCCTATTGCATGTCCTCGTCCAAGAGTGACCAGACAAGGGAGGGTATATTATCCCGTGAAATATAAAAACTGGATCAAAGACATGAGAGGCAGACTTGCAGACATGACAGTCCCAGAAGGAGCACTGCATGTCGAGCTAACTTTTATTGTCAAGCGTCCTCAGAGACTACGAAAAGGAGAGAGAATCATACACAGCAAAAGACCAGACCTTGACAATATGGTCAAAGCTGTACTTGATGCGCTACCTATTCCTGATGATGCTGTTGTATGCAGTCTCACAGCAAAGAAATTCTATGCAGCGTTCGGAGAAGATCCACAGATCGACATCTTGATCAGCAGCGCAGAAAATAAAAAGAGCATCGGATAAAACAGATCCGATGCTCCAAAAACAACACAATGCACAAAGAAACAAAGAAACAAACAAACAATTGGAGAATCTATGCGCCTACACACTATAACCGCTTTCCCTAATATACGTCAACCGGATCGACAAATTAAACTTGCTTACTCATGGACGAATCTCTGTCGATTCTTGGGACAGAACCGAAAGCCAGTAGAAAAGATTAAACAAGGAGCTTGGAGTCCTGCTTCTTTCGTTGGCAAGAGATCAAACGAGAACGTGACGAAGTTATCATGTCTCGTCCTTGATATAGACGATTCAATCACGACAGGACAAGCAGGATCTAATCTCATGGTACGAGGAATCAAGAGCTATATACATACCTCTGTCAGTCATGATATGAATAATGATCGATTCCGCATTGTACTT